CAGGGCCGCTATTGTGGCAGAATTGGGATCCAGAACGTGAAGGCGGCCATTGGCATCGACTATGAGAGGGATGTAATCGCCATCGGTGCCAGCTAGAGCAGCGGCAGTATCCTTTCGGACTGCCAGCATCATTAGGCCCGTATCGCCCGATGCGTGGGCCACGTCCTCGGCTTTCTCGGCGTCGAGCCGTAAAATAGAGGCATAGACTACGTTCGGTGATGCCTCTACCTGAACGGCAGCCGCCTTAAACGCGTTACCATTCGCGTCTTTCAGTTCTTTGTAGTCGTATGCCATTTTATCACCTAAGTCGCTACAGCGATGGTAAACCAGCTTGCACCGAAGTTGATGGTGATAGGCGTCAAGACGGGCGTGTAGGTGGCCGTGATCTCTGAGCCGAAGTCTACCCAGCCTATGAGGGCATCACTTGCGTGGTCATCATCATAGAACACCGCGTACCGGAAGGGGCCGAATGAGCCACCGTCCGGGGTGAAAGTGACATCCTGCCCTACGAGTGTACCTGTTCCGCCGGTCTCCGTGTACGCATTCTGGGTGTCCGAGCCACCGGATGGATAGCCGTTGGCCGCGCTGATCTCGGCCAGATCTGCCTTGACCGAATCGTCGGTTGCAGACGGCGTTGCGTTCGTGAGGTAGACCTTGATGGTATCACCATCGAGGTCTATCTCCTTCTTTCCTAACCTCTCAAAGAAGTCGTTAAAGAAATTAAATGTTGCCATTTACATCACCTCAATAGAATTCCTCGTTTATTATTTGGAAGAAAAAATATCAGCCGGTATTGAACCGGCTTAAGTCAGGTCGTTCCAGATGATGATGAGCTGGTTACCAGTTTCGTCCGTGCCGTCTGCCTTCGTAAGGACGCCTGCCCCGACTGCATACTCTTCAGTCCTGTCTGCCATTGTTGCTATTGAGGCTTTGGCTGTCAGAGCCAATACGCTCACGAGCTCGTCACCAACTGCCATGCCGGGTACTGTGACATTGGTAGCGGCGGCTGTGCCATCAGCGATCGTGACCTTTGAGAATCCGCCTGCCAGCTTAGTCTTTAGGACTGATTGGGGCTGCAGTCCGGACGATCCCAGCGCCACAATCTCAGCCTTGACCGTATTGAAGACGATCTTGCCAGCAGTCTCGCTCTTGACCTTGATCCTGCCCACGATCTGCTTGAGCTGGTCAGCTCCTGTTGGGGGGGTTAGCGTCCACGAGCCGGCTGTCGTGGCATCCAGATAGACCGGATCGCCTACATTCCCGGCATTTGTGTTGAGGCCGGTCAGCTCTTCGATGTCGGAAGCGAGCGACGTTCCTAAGCCTTCGTTGTCCTCGCTCGCTATGAGCTGGGCCGGCTTGCCGCTTGTGTCAGCATCGGCCTTCTCGACCTGGAAGACATCATTGGCGGCATTATAGCCTGTGATGTGCAGCAGATCTCCTTTGGCCAGGGCCACGGCGCTGTAGACGGTGAACTTGCGGGTTGTGAGGTTCAGGTCGTTGAGGTCATCAGCTGTGACGGTAAGCTTCTTCAGGGCACCGTTATCTCCCGGAACCCAGACCTCTTTTGCTTTTATTCGAGCGGTGTCCAGACTGTCCAGCTTCATCGGGCCACGGGGGTACTCAAGGGCTCTGTGGCTAGTGGTCATGCGCTACCTCCATGGGTTTGACCCTGGGCAGCTCGTCCTCCTCGACGCGGTAGATGTTGCCTGCGGAAAGGAGGTTTCGGAGCGTGCTTGTGGGGATCTTCGCAGCTTCTTTCAGAGTGATAGAGCTGCCCCTGGGATACTCCCGAGGGGCTTTAGCTTTCTCATCCCATCGCTTGAATGGTCGTAAGACCTTGTAGATCATCCGAATCCCTCAAGCGATAGCGTTCTTCATGAACAGGCCGGCCTCAGGCGCCATTACGACCGGGCACCAGCACTGGAAGCCCTGGTAATAGGTCGTGTGACTGTGCAGGTCAGGGACCTGAGAGAGGGCGGTATCGAATCCGCCCAGGGGCTCATTGAAGCTGAGGTTCATGCCGGCGATGGTCTTCAGGGGACCGGGCTGGGTCACATAGCCAAGCCACATGTGCTTACCAAAGATCCAATCAAGGGAGACGGTAGCTCCTGGGGCTGCGGTGTTATACATGGCCTTGCCGACCAGGATGTTATCCACATCCAGGGCCTGGGCTATCATCTGCTCGTTGAGCTTGGTGGGAACCTTCTCAGAACCCTGTGGGTTCCTGAACATGCTGATGAGCTGCGGGTTGATCCTCAGCTCTTCATAAACCTGCTCGCCCATGAGCAAGGTGTTGGGGTTCACGCCGGCGCTCTTCTTGATGGCCAGCTTGGCATCCTTGAAGACGCCCAGGGGGTCAGAGTCCGCGTCGTTGAACTGGCGGAATGTCAGGTCATCTGTCATTGCGCTGGTGCCAGTCTCACCGCTGGAGACTCCGGTCCAGTCAATAGCCCAGACCTCCTCGGTGAAGTACTTGGAGGCGATGAGCAGCTCCTTGTTCAGCTGCAGAACGTCAGTGACCATCTGGGTAGTAGCCTGCTCGATGGGATAGCCGTCATCAGCCACATAAGGCAGATCAGCCAGCAGAGGCATCTCAAAGGCGTACCTCTGGCAGACGTAGCTGCCGGGAGTGTCTACCTTCAGCTCGCCCTGGGGTGGTATGCTGCCAGGCCGCCAGGTGCCTGCCTTGTTGGTGAAAGCGTTCTCCTTAGCCCACTTGGGATAGAGACCAGCAATCTGATTGACAGAGATCAGTGGGAACCACTTGTCTGCAATGAAGTTGCTCTCTTCCTGCCTGTAGGCAAGGGACCATTCAGACTCCAGCCGGGCCACATGCACCTGGGAATAGTCCACTCCCTTCTGCACAACCTGCTGAGCCAGGGTAGCAATCTGCTCCTTATAACCGTTATCCATTGACATTGATAATCAACTCCTTCAGGTCATGCTCACGTACATCTTCTCAATTCTCACTGTGGCAGGGTAGCCTTCTGCAGCCCCGACCTCGCACTGGCCGAAGATGATATCTTTGTCTGCGGGTGTGGCCTTGACACCGACGCCGCCTGTGGTGATCTTGACCCAATCGCCTGCGGCCAGGTTGCCGGTTCCGGCTTTCAGAAGGCATTTGCCTCTCCACTGGACCAGAGCAACTGTGGAAAAGGCGGTGCTCGTGCCGTTCTCGGTAGGACGGTTGACCAGAACGCCCACGGCTGGGCCGCTGGTCCAGGCCTTGACACACCTGTTCCGGGCAGTGTCCAGCTGGACCGCGCAGTATTCGTAAGTGGTCAGGTCGCCCTCGACATCATAGGAAGAGATGTCTCCAGGCATTGCCTCCCTGAAGGGAGCGGTAATCTGAGAACTGGACATCTACTGCACCCCCATCTGAGATCTTACGACAGAATGCCTTTCCTCGGCGATTACCGCCTTGGCGATCTGCGGGTTCTCGCGGGTGACTGCGGCCACTGCCTGGGCTCTGAGGATCTTGGGGTCAGTGGGACCGTCGCCAGACTTCTGGATGGCGCCCACCTTCTTAGCCACCAGCTCCTCAAACTGGGCGGTGGAGCTACCCGGTGCCGGCCTTTCGCTGCCGAACGGATGATAGAGCAGCTTGCCTGCCTCGGCCTTCATTGCGCTGGCCTGCTTGAGTGTCTTGAGAATTGTCTTCCTGGCCTCAGAGGGCAGAGCTTCCAGGCTCTTGAGGATCTCAGCACCCTCTTCAGGAGTCCCCAGACCGGAGAAGTCGGACTTGGCTATCTGCTCATACTCCTTCTTGCGGATGATAGAGCGCAGCTCCTCGTTCTCCTTTCGGATCGGTTCGACTGCCTTCTGGACTATGTCCAGCAGCTCAGCCTTGCTGACCAGAGCCCTGGCTCCGGCCTTGTCAGCCCTAGCGGGCTTGGTCTTTGTCATCGGCACACTTCCATTTGCTGATTTGAATAATAAGAACTTTTTCCCATTAGCCGCTTTACCGACTAACGAGACTTCGTCTAATTCAAGATCGGATAGCTCATTAGGCACTAAAATCACCTCAGATCATTACAAAGTTTGAAGAAGAGATTCAGAAAGGCGTGCGGGTCCCTGTTCCAGCGATGGAGAAGCCGGTGATCTCGCCTTTCTTGATCGCCTGCCAGAG